CACTATAAGAACCCGCAGACCAACCGCTGGAAGGTGCTGAGCAAGCTCGTGAAACCAGAGACTTGGCTCTGGATGATGACCGGTACCCCCGCTGCGCAGTCCCCCCTGGACGCTTTCGGGCTAGCGAAACTCGTTAACCCCAAGGGAGTGCCCCGGTTCTTCGGCACGTTCCGAGAGCAGGTAATGTACAAAGTCACGCAGTTCAAGTGGATGCCGAGGCCCGAGGCCACCGACGTGGTGTACAACGCCTTACAGCCAGCTATCCGCTTCACCAAGGACCAATGCCTTGACCTGCCAGATATGACCTACGCAAAACGTGAGGTACCACTCACATCTCAGCAGAAGAAATACTACGACATGCTGAAGAACCGCATGGTCTTGCAGGCGGACGGGGAAGAGATCACCGCTGCCAACGCCGCTGTGATGATGAACAAGCTCATGCAGATCAGTTGCGGTGCGGTCTACACCGACGACAACGAGACCTTAGAGTTCGACATCAAGAACCGCTACAACATCTTGAAGGAAGTCATCGACGAGTCGAGCCAGAAGGTGCTGGTGTTCGTGCCCTTTAGGCATGTGATTGATCTGTTAGCGGAGAGGCTGAAGAAGGACAAGATCACCACCGAGGTCATCTCTGGGGACGTGTCCGCCAAGCGCCGCACAGACATCTTCAAGCGATTCCAAGAGCAGCCTGACCCCCGAGTCCTTGTTATCCAGCCACGAGCCGCAGCGCACGGTGTGACGCTCACAGCCGCTAACACGGTGGTCTGGTGGGGCCCTACCAGTTCGCTGGAGACCTATGCTCAGGCCAATGCTCGCGTGCACCGCTCAGGGCAGAAACACAAATGTACCGTCGTGCAGCTTCAAGGTTCCGACGTAGAACGACGTGTATTCAATTTATTAGACGGACGTATTGATGTACACACGAAAATGATAGATTTGTACAGAGAAATGCTTGACTAACCACAAAACGGAGGATAATGTTAGGGTCTCTTGAGAGGAGAACCCCAATGACAGACATACCGCTAGACAAGCTCGTGAAGGCGTATATCACGTTGCGCACTAAGCGTAGCGAGTTGTCCGCCGAGTTTAAGGCTCAAGACGAAGCGCTCCTTGCTAAGCAGGACAAGATCAAAAAAGCACTGCTGGATCACTGCAAGGAACACGACGTTGAGAGCGTAAAGACTTCCGAGGGCGTGTTTTACCGCACGATCAAGCGCCGTTACTGGACCAGCGATTGGCCTTCCATGTACGAGTTCGTCATGGAGCACAAGGTCCCTGAGTTCTTCGACAAGCGCCTGAATCAGTCGAACGTAAAGCAGTTCTTGGAGGAGAACCCAGACCTAATCCCGCCGGGGTTAAACGCGGAGACAGAATACGCTGTAGCCGTGCGCAAAAAGTGAGGAACACTATGGACTCTAAGTACGTTTCGTCCGCAGAGCTGGCACAGCACTTCGCTGTATCGGTGCCTACGGTCCGTCAGTGGATGCGTCAGAACAAGATACCGCCAAACCTGTATATCAAGGTGGGGACGGCTTATCGGTTCTTGCTGACTGACATTGAGCAACACTTCTTCGACGAGAACGCTCGCAGGCTGGAGGCCAAATTCGGCCCAAAGCCGCAGACAACTTCCGAAAGCGCGGCATCCATGCCTACCGAAGAAGTCAGCTCCGAAAGCGAGGAAGAACAAGAAGAGCTGTTCGATTACGACAGTGACGACGACGTTTAATAGGAGAACGCCATGAGCAACGAAGTAGGGATGTTTGGAGGTAACTCGCTCGTCAGCAGCGATCTGTTTAAGAAGCTGCAAGGGCTTAACGATAACCTGTCTGGTGGCAGCGTCGGTGGAGCTAAGAACCGCCGAATCAGTCTGCGTGGTGGCAAGTTCCGTCAGGTGGTTAACGGCGAAGAGCTACGGGTCAGTAAGAACGACTCCATGGAGATCGTGATTATCGACGCAGCCAAGATCGCTCGGACCTACTACGAAGGGACCTATGACCCCAAGGCCGTATCTGCGCCCACCTGCTGGTCCTCAGATACCAATACCCCAGCCGATGAGGTACCGGACGATCAGCGTCAAGCTGACCGCTGCATGGACTGCCCTCAGAACGTTAAGGGGTCGGGCATGGGTAACGGTCGGGCCTGCCGATTCTCGCAGCGCCTTGCCATCGCCTTCCCGCAGAAGATGGATGAGGTGTACCAGCTACAACTTCCTGCCACGTCTATCTTCGGCGAAGCCAAGGACAACAAGATGCCCATGCAGGCATACGCTAAGTTCCTTGCGGCCAACAACGCACTGGCTATTGCTGTCGTGACGGAGATGTACTTCGACGAGAACAGTGAAGTTCCGAAGCTGTTTTTCAAGCCCGTACGTCCTCTAACCGAAGAGGAGCTGGAAAAAGCTGTTGAGATGCGCGAGCATCAAGACACGAAGCGGGCCGTTACCATGACTGTTGCACAGACCGATGGGGTCCAAAAAGTAGAAGTTAAGGAGGCCCCCAAGCCCGCCGCAAAGCCCCGCGCCAACGCCATCGAGGTGGAGGAGCCCGAGCCTGAAGTTGAGGTAGAGGCAGCGGAGGAAGTCGTCAGCGAGCCGAAGAAAGTAAGGAAGAAGGCGGAGCCAGCCCCGGCTGACGATGCTGACCTTGCTGACATCGTGGACTCGCTCTGGGACGAATAAGAGTCCCCCAACGCCGCGACTAGGTTAACGCCGAAAAGGGTACTGCAGCGCCCCTGTCGCGGTGTCTCTAACGATCAGGTGGGATATGGACACAAAACAATTTTTGCAGAAGGTACTTGCGGGGGACGGTCGCTACTGCCTATTCGCAGCACACAAGACCGAGGAGCGGGTAAGGCAAGAGTTCCACACCTCCATTGATGAATTGTTAGCTAGAGCAAACGAGTTAGACGAAGAGAAGTACGACGTATTCTATGGTCTCGGCAGTTTCGGCGCAGAAGATAGGCGCCGTGCGGACAACGTGCTCTCCATGCAGGCGTTGTTCATTGACCTAGATTGCGGCCCTAACAAGGACTACCCCGATCAGGCTACCGCATTGGATGGTCTGAAGCGGTTCTGTAAGCAGCTAGACCTACCCAAGCCGCAGCTCGTCAACTCAGGGCGCGGTATACACGCATACTGGATGCTGTCGGAAGCAGTGCCCGTGGAGAAGTGGCGGGGCGTTGCAGAACGGCTCAAGAAAGCATGTGAGCACAAGAAGCTGTACGCAGACCCAGCCGTAACGTCAGACGCAGCAAGGGTGCTCAGAGTCCCTGGGACGCACAACTACAAGGGTGATCCGCTTCCGGTGCAGTTACTAGGCAGGGAGCTAGTGGCGCCTGTAGCCATAGAAGAGATCGAAGGCAAGCTATCGGTATACATGCCCGCTACCAAGCGGGTGCCCGTAGAAGCCAACGCCATGATGAACGCACTGACGGGGAACAAAGAATCCTCGTTCAAGACCATCATGCTGAAGACCAAAGCCGGGAAAGGGTGCGACCAGCTCAAGTACATCCTGAGACATCAGGACAAGATTGACGAGCCTCTGTGGAGAGCAGGGCTGTCTATTGCGAAGTTCACGAGAGAGGCGCGGGAAGTCGCTCACCTTATGTCTAAGGGGCACCCTGACTACGACCCCGGCGAAACCGATGAGAAGCTAGAGCGCATCAAAGGACCGTACCTCTGCACCAGCTTCAATGAATACAACCCCGGCATCTGCGAGGGGTGTCCTAACTGGGAGCAGCTACGTTCTCCTATCACGCTCGGTAACCGCATACGGGAGGCCAAGTCCAACGTAGCCGCCACCGTGGTGCACGACGCCGAAAGTGGAGAGACGGTAGAAGAAGTTGTTATTCCGAAGTACCCGGCCCCATATATCCGGGGAGCCAACGGCGGTGTGTACATCCGTGAGACGGACGACGACGGTATCGCTGAGGACAAGGTGGTCTACATAAATGACCTGTATGCCACTCGACGCCTAGACGACCCGGAGCTTGGTGAGTGCATTGTGATGCGGCTACACATGCCCATGGACGGGGTGCGGGAGTTCACCATACCTCTGCAGGTGGCTGTGTCTCGGGACGAGTTTAAGAAAGCGATGGCCCGCAAGGGCGTGTTCATGACTAACATGGATGGGATCGTCAAATATATGAAAACGTGGATTGATGAATTACAGCTAACTACGCAGGCAGATATGGCCCGCAGGCAGTTCGGATGGACCGACGACAAGTGCTCGTCCTTCGTGATCGGGGACAAGGAGATATTCCCAGACCGCACCGACCACAACGCACCGAGTGCCACTACGGGGGCTATGTTCCCGGCATTCCGCAGCAAGGGCACCCTGCAGGGGTGGGTCAACACGGCCAACTTCTTCAACAAGCCCGGCATGGAGCTACATCAGTACATCGTACTAACAAGTTTTGCCTCGGTGATGATGGAGTCGTCGAGCGTCAACGCGGTAGCTACGCACATCTGGAGTAAGGAGTCGGGACTCGGTAAGACCACAGCTATGTTGGTGGCGGCTGGGGCGTGGGGTAGACCCAAGAGTCTCATCATGCACCGCACCGACACTATCAACGCCAAGATGATGCGCGGGGAGATTTACCACAACATCCCCATGTATCTCGATGAGATCACCAACATGTCTCCTGACGCTATGTCGGAGATTGCCTACCAGTTCGCCGGGGGCCAGCAGAAGGACCGCATGAAGCAGGGTGCTAACGAGCTACGGCACCGGGGCGAAGAGTGGAAGCTGATGGCTGTCACGACCGGTAACGTGAGCTTCCACGAGAAGGTAGCCATGGCTAAGGCCATGGGGCAGGCAGAAGCGCAGCGGGTGCTGGAGATCAGAGCAGAGCGGTTCTTCACCAAGACCTCGGAGAAGGCAACGACAGACAAGTTTGCAAAGAGCGTGGAGGCCCACTACGGCCACGCGGGGATCGTCTTTGTGCGCTACTACATGCAGCACAGGGAGAAAATCAACGAGCTGGTGGACACCATACAGGGGCGCATTGATACCCAAGTAGGTCTAACCGCAGAGAACCGATTCTGGTCCGAGGGCAGCGCCAGGGTGCTGGCAGCTTTGGTGTTCTGTAAGAAGCTGGGGCTCCTCGATTACGACTCTAAGACCATGTTTGCATGGATAGTGGACATGCTGCGGGCCAACCTCAAGGCGTCTAAGGAGATGTCCTACGGCATCCAAGAGATCATCGGCCAGTACATGAACGACCACCACGACAGCATCCTGCGGATCAAGAGCACCGAGGACCGACGCATCAAGAAGGACGACGAGAGCGAAGGCGTGAAGCAGCTCCAGAAGGTCATGCCGGAAGCAACGCCACGCAACATCCTAGCCGGGCGCTACGAGACTGACGTGCGGCGGTTCTGCATCATGCCGAAGGTATTCCGTAAGTGGTGCGCAGATCAGCAGCTTAACTATGGGACTATCTGTCAGGAACTCATGAAGCAGATGGGCGGCAGGCGCATGAAGGTCCGATACAACAAGGGTACGTCCTACGATACGCCGCCTCAGGACTCAATCGTGATTACGCTACCTGAGAGCTACGCAGAAGACGATGGGTATACCATTAAAGATTGACGAGCTGTGCCCAGACGGAGCGCGCATAGAAGTTAACTGGCACCGTTTCGTGGTGGGCAGCTCGATTTTCATACCCTGTATCGACGTGGATACAGCGCGGAAGCAGGTGCAGAAGATCGCTAGCCGTAAGTGTATGAAGTTAAAGAGCATTGTGCGTATAGAAAACGGACTCTTCGGGGTACGCTTTTGGCGGGTCCTATGATACTTTAGCTAGGACAGCCTTCTCCCGGCTGTTGTTCTCCTCTCTAGCCCCCGCTTCGGCGGGGGTCTTTTTCCCCAAGAAGTGCTCTACGGACTCTACGCACCGCTCTGCGGTGAAGTCGTGAGGCTTTATGCGCAGCGATTGCGCGGCTATCTTGTACATGGGAATAAACATCACCCGCTCAATATCCAGCGCGACGAGAGCGTACCAATCAGCGTTGCGGCTATTTGTTGAGAAGTAGTAATTAGGGAGGTGGGCTCCGCGCATGCGAGGTGACGTGCAGGTCTTAACTTCTACGGTGACAAGACGCTCATCCGGCAACCTG